AGCGTAAAGACTATTATTAACATGTACTTGGAAGTTACCATCTTCATCAGGGTATCTGTTATTAAGAACAAGGTTTATTTGATATAATCCACCTATTGGCGCAGTATAAACACCATTCGATGTGTTAAAATTGTTACCTCTGTTTAAATTTACCGTCCAAGGCCCATCAATATAAGTGTACGCTGAATACGTTTCCGCACTAGTGTGTCTAACAATCATTGCTGGCTGATACGGCTTCGTGACACGACCAAGGGGATCAACTTTTAAGGCTGCATTTGCATTGTTGGTAAATATTTCTATGCCGTTATCATAATGCCCTCTGATCTTACGGCTTGTTGGCCCATATGCTATATTAAAATCTGCATAAGCACCTGTTACCCAATTTGGGGCGACAACATTTAAAGTAGTGTTAGTGTTGGTGCTGCCAGTAACAGTCAAAGTACCGTTAACGGTATCGCCAGACGTATTCACATAACGTGTATCACTCTCAGTCTGATCTTGATAGGAAGCACCTGTAGCTAAATCTTTTGACTTACCCATATTATGTGATCTCCAAGATAGACATGATTACGTCACAACTAGTTGCTGCGCTTGAGGTCACCTTGATACTGTCTCCTGTCTGTAATACTACTTTTTGATCGCCACCTACAACGACAAGAGAGCCACCTGCTGGAACAGTGGCTGCTTTTACCATGTAGGTATCATTAGTTGCATCGTTATGAACCACATCGACTGTAATTGCTGTAGTCGTTGTATTAGCACAGGTTAAACCAATAATCGTTGTAGCTGTTGAAGCACCAACAGTGTAACTGCCTACCGTAGTAGCACTGGTTCCTATGTTGCGTGATGTTTTACGAAGAAATGTGTTTGCCATGTGTTTATCCTAATGCAATCGCCAAGGCCACTGCACTACCCGCAGGGTCAAAGTCAGTTGAGTCCAATCCATCTAGAGTATCAGCATCAACATTCAAAGCGTCTACGTAGCTCTTAGTAACACGAGTATCTATTGCTGTGTTAGCTCTTGCTGTAGTATAATACAAGTTAGTACCTTCTGCAAGGTCTGCTGTATCTTTTGTAGCTAATCGAGTGTCGAAGTCTGTGTTAGCTCTGGTGGTAGTGTAGTAAAGATTTGTTGCACCCTCAGTAAGGTCATCTGTATCTTTACCGCTGAATGCTGTATCAAACCTACCAGTAGTGTAGTAAAGGTTTGTACCCTCAGTTAGGTCTGTTGTACTCTTAGCACTGAATGCTGTGTCAAACCTAGCTGCTGTATAATAGAGGTTAGTACCCTCAGTTAGATCAGTAGTAGACTTACCAGAGAATGCAGTATCAAAACGTGCAGTGGTATAATATAGGTTACTACCTTCTGCTAGATCATCTGTTGTGTGGTTGCTAAGGGAAGAGACTGTACCTGTAACACTACCTACGATGTTAGCAGCTAAGTCTTTGTTCATAGTCCAGCGGTCATTAGCTGAGTCGTATGTAAAGGTAGCTGATGCACCGTCTACTGTAATACCTGCACCATTGGCTGCTGCTGCATTTGCTGCACCTGATGCTAGGGTAAGGTTAAGGTCATCTACAGCTACACTCGTAGAGTTAATAGTAGTTGTAGTACCATCTACCTGTAGGTTACCTGCAACGACTAGTGTACCTGTGTTGTCACCGTGTGCTGCTGGGTCAATAGTAAATGTAGCGGGACCACGTAGATACCCGCTTGTAGTAATATTACCTACACTCAGATCGTCATTAGCATCTAGTGCTAGTGCTTTCTCAGCAGGTAGTGTGATGAAGATATCTTTAGTGCCAGCCGTGAAACTAACTGCTGAACCACTGTTGCTACTTTCTAGTACAGTAGTTCGAGCAATAGTACCTGCTGTGCTATCGTAAGTACCTAGCCCTACTTCCCACTCGTTTGCATTCCTGTGAGAGATAGCATAGTAGGTTGTGTCTGAGTTAGAGAGTACAGCACCAAAGGATTGGAACCCATCTACTGCACCAGCAAGTGTTACGTCACCAGTGCCTGTAGTTGTTGTGGTTTCTTTTACTCTATCTTTGAGAAGTAAGGCCATAAGTACGAACCTTATGCGATACGAATAATAGCGTTAGAAGCGTCTGCTGTTGGGAACTCAATAGTAAAGTCACCATTGGTAGATGTCTTAGTTCCACCAAAGTCAATGACTGCTATAGCTCTATTCGTTTGTGATGCGTTATATAGGATACAACCGTCTGCTGAAACTGTAGCTGATGCCCAAGTTGTATCTGCAAAGTCTACAATAGCTGTTGAGCCATCAAGTGAGATAACTGCACTGGCTAGGTTGTTACCGCCTGTAGTGTAGTTAGTACCTGTAGCTTCATCAGAGTTTACTGTAACGTTGCTGTAATTAGTAGTAGAAGCATTATAAGTCCCTGCAGGAGAGTCTTTAATCAATGCTACTTTGATAGTGTCTGTATCCAGATCGTGAACACCCCCAAGTAGTTCTTGCTTGAAGCTGTTGCACATTGCCGTTGTAATAGCCATAGGGAATGTCCTTATTAATTAAAGCACAAAGAGGCCAGCGCTAGGCCAGCCTCTAAGTTTACTTTACTAAGCAGCGTTGTAACGTGCTGTGATAAGTGCCTCTGGGCGAAGGATTTTTCTGCCATAGAGGTGCATACCGCGAACGATGTCACTGAATGAATCAGGGTCACGGTAGTTCTCAACTTTGTTGATCTGCTCCGCTGAAGCACATGCTTCGTCCTGACCTGAAACAATCACGCCGTAGTTGGTGCTCTGTGCAGATGTACCTGAAGTACCTGCGCCAGTACCCGCTGATGGAAGGTTGTTTGAAACGTAAACACGGAAGCCGTGTAGGTTGTTCAATACCAATCCATTTTGTAGACCTGAGCCGCCGAAATCAGCGTTCAATAGACGTGAATCTTCGTCTTTGAGCATTTCTACAAATACCGGGTCACATACCATCCAACGACCACGTGCGTCAACATTTGCAACGTCCATCTGACGAGCCATACGAGCTACGACTGAAAGAGGTGATACAGTTGTTGCTGACAACGCAGTTGCGCCAGGTAAGCGTGGAGCTAGTGGGATAGAATCCCCTGCAGTAGCTGAACCTGAAATTGTCAAGCTGCTGAAGTCTGTAGCGTCCAAGTGGTTCGCAGTTAGGAATTCACCTGTTAGGTTACCCGCTGTGTCGTGCTGCGCATCACCTGATGTAGTTGTGATGAAAGCACCTGCAGTTGTGTGACCTGACAAGTAAGATAGAACGTCTGCGTCCATTGCGTCAGCCATTTTATATGCTGCACGATCAGCAGCTAGGCTAACATAATCAACGTTTGCGAACTGATCTTCGATGTCGTCCATTTTGAACGCGAAGTAGTTAGCTTTGTCGATTGTTAGTGAGAAGTCTTCGTTTGCAAGCTTCTCAACTGCGATTGCTGTGTGGCGCTCTAGAGCGTTGACTGTTACGTCTGGCTCTTTTTGAATGCGAACAACATCGCCTTGGTTTGCAATCTCACCAAAGTATGAGTTGTTGGTGATTGCGTTTGTGACAGCAGATTTACGTAGAGCAATCTGTGCCTGTTTGGAATAGATTACTGGTGACCAGTTGGTACCTGTAAATCCACCCGATGCGGAAGTAATAGCCATAGTTAATTCTCCTTACAGATATGGCGTGAAAACGACACTACATATCCACTAAAGAGGCTCTTCATATGAGGGTAGTCAGCATTGCTTCAAGGGTGGCCTCCCCATCTGCGCTGGGCCTATATTCTGAGGTAGTTCTTTGATGTGGCTAGTGCTTAGTGAAAAGCATACACACTTTGTGTTGTGTATATGCTATAGTTTTATCTACAACTATAAGAATGTCAATTATCTTTTTGTCATGTCGTAAATAAATTTGCCCTTGCGCTGGGCATCTAGAATCTCTTGTTGGCGCTGCTCATACTCTTTGATGGGCATTTTAGCGACTTGAGATTCACGCAAATATGTTGAAGCATCGTCTGCCTCTGGTGCTGCTGTACGCTTAGTCTTTACAGAGCTTGCAGCGCCCTTGTCAGAGCTTGAAGCCTTTTTAGTAGTGATACCCTTATCAGACTTATAAAGGTCAATCACAC